GCGAGTACAAGGATATGATAGAATTGTATAATGATATAAGAAAACAGCAGTTTGGAATTATAGGTAGCTGGACAGTTGCACAGAATGTTAGAAGTCAAAGGACAGTGAATGGGAATAAATTTATTTATGAAGGGAATGGAGTCTGGGAAGGCTTTGTGGAGAAATGGAAAGTGATTCTTCTTGTTAGCTCCAAAGAGATTAATGGTGTGACATCCACTTATTTACAGACTATAATGACAAGCTGTGATCTCCTTAACCTTGCATATCTAATGGGTTATCTTAAGCAATTTTTTGTTGAAAAAAAGATTCTGACCACAGACAGACTTCCAAGATCAATATCTAAATCTGGATGGTCGATTGGAGGAGTCAGCATACTGCAACCCAATAGTAGCCCAATGATAAATTATTTTGATGGGATGCTTTCAAAGCATGGATGTGAGGTCTTTGAAATTGCTGGATCATACTACATACAGGACTTTGGGAATCTAGATGATGTTCAGCTGACATTTAGTAAAAGTTCTCATAACGTATTGAAACTAAGGTTAATGAAAAGTGACAACATAACTAAGATTGACTCCCTAATCAAACTATACTACACAGATAATAAAAAGGAATTGAAGTATGGAAGTTATGCCAATTTTTTAACATCTAGAGAGTATTCAAATCTAAGAATTGATCTCTTAGAATACACTGACAGGAAGCACTGCATATTCTCATTTGATTGCAAACCATCTGATATCAAACCAGTTAGTAACAAAGAACTTGATAAGCTCTTATCAAAGATAAGAGCACCAAGAATTGTTGAAACATGGCTAAGAGATCTTAAGCTTGATTCTAAGGGCATAGACGAGCTCCAGGAAATATTAGAGAACCAGAGATCATGGGGAAGATACATAATAATAGATGAATTGCATTCCATTGTAAAATCAAACTGTATTAAGCAATTAAAGAAACAGAACATAAATTTCCAGAACGATAAAAATTACATGTTAGAATACAAAAATAATTCTGAAGAAGAACCTAAACAGTTGATAACAGGAACAGATCTAAATATGGACTTCATAAAATCAGGCTTAGCAGGAGCAATGGAGTTTCTGCAGAATGAAGAGAGAGGAATTCTTTCACTAGTTGATGAAAATGACAAGAGTGGACTGTTTGAGATGAATGATAATGATGGCATTGATGAAG